ATAGCCGCAGGATTGACTACCTCCCATCCTCGCTTCTCAAGCAAGTCCTCAGCCGCAAAGAAGGCGGGGAAGTTGTAGAACTCCTTGTGCCTCATTGGGCCTGCTATGTAAATACGATCCTTATTCATCATCATCCTCCTCTACTCCGAACTGCTCCATGATGTAGCTGTGCAGGAACTGCTCGTATTCTGAGTGATACTCATCTGGATTGAAGCCACGACGAACCATCTCCTCGTGAATCAGGTCGCACTGCTCAGGGTACTGATGTAGGGCCTCAATCAACGCAACATGTGTCAGTGTCTGTATCATAGTGTCTCCTTAAAAGCCTAGTTGGTCACGAGTCAATCCATAACTGTGAATTATACCAAAGAGCCTGTCGTCATAGAAGTCTGCGACAGTTGCCCCCTCCTCGCCATGCTTCCAGATTGTCCGCAATTCTCGGCATATCTCGGACAGGCAAAGGTCGAGGTCGGTGGCATGAACAGCACGCTTCAGGTTGTCTTCGTCGTAGAAGTGCAGCGTTCCTACACATCTGAGTGGTTCGTCTTCCATTATACCTTCTCTCCAATCCACTCTGGCTGAGTAAGCTCTGCTTTGTATCCATCTGGATATCTCTTCATCAGCTTGTCGATATTGATCTCCATGCATTCTTGAAGGGAAAAGCCCAGCTTAGTACACAATGCTGAGGCGTACCATAACACGTCGCCGATCTCCTTCTTCCACTTCTCTTTATCTAAACCCTGCTGATGACATATCTGCTTCTTGGCCAACTCCGCAACCTCACCAGCTTCCCCACAGAGTCCTATAGAGTTCCACAATAACATGGTGTGCAGATCAGTAAGCTCGAAGTCGGGCCTGTCGATCAGCGTTCTGGCTGCCAATTTCTGGTATTCATTTGCTTCCATTATACTTTCTCCTTTATCTCAAGTAGTTCTTCATACTTTGCTTTGTAGTCCATGATGTACCGGCCACGCTTGTCGAAGTTGTCATCACTGGGACGAGTCTCTGCCCGATGCACGGCTATTGCCCACAGGTCAGGGTACTTCCTCCTGAGTGTATATGCGAACCACACTGGGTTTCGGTGGGCACTGAGCCAGCCGAACTTGTGGTGGGACGGGCCTCGGGAACAGAGCAGCACGCCGTTGTTGAGATCGTACCGAAGCCATTGGTACTTCTCTTTTGGCAGGATGTGGTGGGCGTTGAGATACGACTCCTCAGTGCAGTCATCAGCAAGGCAGACGCCGTTGAATTCCTTGCTAATGATCTCTGACCACAGCTTGTCGCACTTCCTCTTCCAGTAGTTACATCGCCTACAGAACGTGTCATTCTTCTTCTGTTGTAGTGTTAGTTTCTTCTTTGCCATTACTTTAGACCCCTTCAAAATCAAATCTCATCTGTCCCTTGGCTTCAAGATCATCCTGTACGCAGTCTGGACAGATATCCTTGCCCTTGACCCGCTTCCAGCCCTCTTGCTTGGCCCACTTACGAAGCTCTGCTGCTGAAAAAACACTGAATATGTCTGTCCACTCGGGGCACCCCAACACATCACATGTTATCCATCGTTCGACCTTCTTGTTTAACATGATTCTACCAATCTGCGAACCTAGTCGCTGCTGGATGAAACTTCAGTCTAATACCGTTACTGCCACCGGGCCACCATCGAGCAGCCCCGTATCTGCACTTGGCCACACATAACCATCGCTCCATGTAGCCCCGCATTGGTCCCATGGGGGCGTCAACATCTTCAGTCAAAGTGTCACACTCGTAGTCAGGGCGACCCATCAGCAGGACCACATCAGAGTCGTTCTCAAGGCTTCCTGTCTCCTTCAGCATGAACATCGTGGGCAGGTCCGGTACTCCATTGGCCGGTCTGCGGAACTGTGACAGGACCAGTACACATATATTATACTTGCGAGAGATAGCCTTCAGGCCGGGGGATATGTTGCTGAACATCTCATACCGGCTATTGCCAGTGCCCTTCATCAACTGCACGTAGTCAACAACAACCAGCCGGACAGGATCGCTTGGCTTGTGGCACCGCCTCAGCTTGGACTCTATCAGCCCAAGGGTAATCTGCTCATCTATGAACCTTATCTTGTCACGATACTGGGTAAGGCTAGTTCTCGCCCTCTCAACCTGCTTGTCTGTCACGCTACCTTTAATGGCATGGGTCAGGCAAATGCTGGACTCAGAACAAGCCACCCGCTGGGCCAGCTCCATAGCACCCATCTCACCAGAGAAGTACAGGACTTGGCCCTTCTTGGCCACGTTGATTGCGAGGTTCAGGGCCAGTGATGTCTTGCCGTCACCAGGATAGCCGCCAAGAGTGACCATCCTGCCATCAGGCATCCCTATGATGGCGTCGTCAATGTCGTAGAAGCCAGAAGAGATTGCTGTTGGAGGCTTCTGCATATCCTCAATAACCTCCTCAACCACATCCGAAATGTCAACATCCTTGTTGCTAGAGGCCGGGTCAAGGCGACACCGCTGGTACACATTCTCGTCAATCATGCTGTCGATCAGCTTCTTGGGCATCGCCATCGGGTCATAGGCTTCGGCGATCTTCTTCTCACACTCGGATATGATGCTTCTCAGGGCCGACTTCTCAAGCACTATGCCGACGTAGTAATCGAGAGAGGAAACGGATGGGCAGCCCTCGCACAGATCAACTAGGTAATCCTGCCCACCCACTCTCTCTAAGGCTCCGTTCCTGGTCAACTGATCCCTCATTGTAACCATGTCAATCGGATGGCCATTGTGATGCAATTGGGAAATAGCATGGAATATGTCGCCATGTTCCGGCCTAAAGAAGTCACTGCCTTTAAGCCTGCTCATTGTTGTAGACAGGTCAGCCCCGCCATATATCATGGCACCAAGGGCACTGAACTCCATCTGCAAGTCGCTGGGTACAACCTTATCCATTGAGCATCCTGTCCATTATGCTTTGATTATTAGCTTCTCTGTCCCCCCGCTCACCGGCATCCATGCCAACCCGCTCATCCTTGACGTACTTCCGTCCCTCCCGTGAATCTTTGGTGAACCAGTTGCGAATGAATGCCTTCCAGTTCCTGTTGCCTTTGTCCTTGGCTCTCTCTGGCTTGCCACTGAGCCACTTGTGGGAGTCCTCTAGTGCATCGTCGAAGCCGTACTCTGACAGATTAAACCGCTTCTCGAACTCCTCACGAACCAGCTCAGTGTCATGCCAGCCGTCTTTGTATGTTGGCTCGGTAGGAAAGAGAGTCATAACGTGTCCATTCCCATGCTCGGGTTGCACTCGTCTGCTACAGGCACTCGCTGGTCATCAATCACCCCGCACCAGCACCGCAGCCAGCCGTCCTTGTCGGCCACAAACTTGTGACCAACCTCTCCGTGCATCCTGATAAGCATGCCTTTGAGTATACGGTTCTCTTTCAACATCTCGTCCCTGTCTGTTTCAAGGGCTATGATTCTTGTGAGGGTATCCATGATTCACTTCTCCTTCTTGAAAGCAGACCCAGCGTCATCAACCGGCGTGGCCTTGAGTTCTTTCTCTGAAGGCATCTTCTGTGCCGGATCAAGGATGAAGCCTACACCAACACGGTCGGCCCACTTCTTAATGCGACGGATGGGGGCGATGAGGTTGAATGTCTCGCCTGAACCACGGAGGATCATGCCAACATACAGTCCTTTTTCAGTGACGACAAGGCCGCCTGAAGATCCTGGCATCGCAGGAACAGTGGTCTGGTCATAGACTACGCCTTCATGGAGTCGTCCAACTTGGCTAAGCACGCCTGTTGTAAGCGAGTTAGATCCCACTTGTCCGTGCAGACTCCCGCAATGAACCAGCTTAGTGAGCAGGGGTGGAATCCCTTTGTCGAGCCAGAAACGAGCAGACACTTTGCTAAACCCCTTCTTTCGCACTCTGAGCAAGGCGAGGTCTTCCCCGTCATCGGCGTCTGAATATCGAATAACCTCGCAGTCAAGTTCAATTCTTCCCACACTTCTTCCTGATTCACGATATTCCCTCACGATCTTGGCGTCTTTGAATTCGATGATAGTCTTCTTGCTGCCTGACGCTGGGTCAGTGACAGTCCTCTCAGACCGCAGCCCTTCCACCACATGGGCACATGTGAGTACGTATGTGGTGTCACCACGGGTAACAAGGGTGCCAGACCCCTGTGCCGTACCCTTGGCGATGTCGTACTTGACTGTGCCATATGCCCGGTAACGGCTACCGCTTGTGGCATGGATGGTCACGGCAGCTTCTTGCAACAGGTCTGCCAAGGGCACTTTCTTCTCTTCTTTTGCCTCGCCTGCGAACAGGGAGGTTGTCAACATCAGTGTGATTGCTATTGTGTACTTCATTGTTTTCTCCTAGAAAGGTGGGATGTCTTCTTCTG